TGCAAAATGCCATGGCAATGCGGCATGATGCTCCGGTTTCAATTCAATAACCGTGTTGCACTCAGCTCCTGCAACCGCCCTAGTTAAATGTAAGCCTGACCCGTAAACGGCCTCTACTACACAAAGATAATAGTTGTCGCCCTTCTCTGGGTTAAGATTGATGACTACATGTGCCGAATGTTCCCCGCCATGGCCGGGCGGCTTGGCATGTACTACGCGGCTTTTGCTTTCTGGGTCGGATGACACTGCATCTGGAGCAGAGGGGTCGCTGATATTAACTAGTAATATCAATCGGTCATCTGTAATGTTGATGTCCGAAAGGAAATACTTGGGAGAGGTGGAGACGCGTCCCTTTTGAAGTAGGCGATCTCCCGTGTCGAACAATTGTTTTATTTGTAGTGCGATAGCTAGCATTGTTTTTGGAGCGGTTGCAAAATGAGCTAAGTTCCCTTCTGCTCGAGACACTCCGTACGCGCTAATTTTTAGATCGTAAAAGGTTGCATTCCGGTGCATTTTGTAAACCCTAAATCGATGGTGTTGGCTAGGTCATCGCCTACTTTTAATTTTAATTTCATGCTCGTATCTAATCGCGAGAATCGTTAGTTCATTGATCCTCGTTATCAGGCTTGATCACGGTAAGGTCTCAGCCTATCGGCAAGCTTCTGCGCCGACGTAATCGGCGATTGATCCGGTCACAATGGGACCCATTCGCGGATCAGGCTGGGAGGCCTCCATCTGCTCTAGGGTTTCTCCACTACCGAGGTACTTCACTGTGCGATCTGCGCAGTTGTACAGGCGACGAGAATAGGAGGTCCCACTTGATCCGACACGCTTCGTTGTGATCGTACGCTCATTACCAGAGGTATCCCGCGCCAAGATGGTGTAGGTAGCTTTGGGGTCGGATGGCACATGGAGAGTTGCGGCTTCCGAGAGCGCAGGGACCAACGCTAAGCTAAAAATAGCCAAAATCTTTCGTGACATATCTTTTCCTTGATAGTGGCGCCAACCTCTTTAGGTAGGGCTCGCCAACTCCTCGCCAGTGATCCGGTTCCTGTACCGCGAGTCACACCAAGTGCGCATTCCAAACCAACAGCACCCGGGCCTGGATGTAGGTCTCATCAACCCGAATGTCTTCAGGGGGATGGTTCGTGTTGTCCGAGATCATCTTGAAATGGTCGCGACCCTTCTTCTGAAGGCGCTTGATGTACTGATGACCCTGATGGGAGAAGTAGTAGATTCCATCGCCCACGAACTCACGGATGCTGATGTCAACGACCAGGGGGTCGCGGCTCTTGATGGTTGGGGCCATAGACTGACCGACACCCGTTATGAGCTTCAGATGGAAATGCTCTTTGAACTCGACCCCCATCTCTCGCAGGTGAGTAGGGCTCACGCGGATGTCCTGCAGCATTTCAGGGAAGTCGTGAGCCACCTCACCATCGCCCATTGCTCCGCGCACGTCGTAGTGAGCGATCCAAACTTCGTCCCCAACCTGTCCCGGGCGATCGAAGTCGACGGCAATGACATTGGAAGCGGCTTGCTCGGCAGACTTCTCCTCAATGGCTTCGGCAATTTTCTGCCGAGCATCCAGAGAGAGGCCTTTGCCATGCTTTGCGAGCATCTGCTTAACGATCTCGGCAGTAGACAGGTTTTTGCGGTCTCGGGCCTCAGGCTCGGCCTCGCCTAAAGGCTCGTAGCCTCGCAACTGATCTGTGGTGATTCCAAAAAAATCGGCAAGAGGTCGCACCTGCTTGTCAGTCGGCTCTTTGATCCCTTTTGGGCCTTGCGGCTTGAGAATTCGGGAAATGGTCGACTGCCCGACGCTAGTCCGGCTCGACAGCTCAATCTGGGTGATGCCGTCTCTGGCCATCAGTTGAGCAAGGATTTTATCTATCGATTTATGCATAGGTGCAATGCTGCCTCCCAGCAGTGCATAGAGCAATACAGCGGATCGTTGACATGTATGCACTAGTGCATGATGATGTGCATATCTACAAAGGAGGCAGCCATGAGTGCTACCGATCTTCCGAAAAAACTGGATGCATTGCTTGGCTCTGGCATGACCTACAAGGCCATTGCAGAGCGTGCCAAATGCGACATATCGACAGTATTTCGCATTCGCAATGGGCAGATCAGCAACCCGAGCTACTTAGCCGGTACCGCGATAGACCAAATGCACGCTGAGCTGACCGAAAGTGGCAAGCACAGCCCAAAGAAATCCGTCGCCTAACCCATCCCAACCGCAAGGAGCAGTACCCGCTGGGCCTGTGAAACCGGAAACCAGATGTTGCTTGGAGCGGTTTAGGCCTCGACTGGTCGTGAGTCGAATTATCCGCTAGCTGGCATTGCGCCAGTAGATGACCGAAACACCTGCGAATCCATCCAGTACTGGAAAGGCAGGCAAAAAAAAACCGCCTGGCAGGGCGGCTTCTCTACAACAAACATCGAGGTCGATTATGCACTCTGCAATGGATGCAAGCAACACCGCGCCCGTAGCCATTTTGCACCAGAAAGCTTTCCACAAATCCGCCGCCCTCAACGCAGCGCGGATGATCCGACACCAGTACGCGCCTGCGTCCAAGCATGCATTTCTCGCCGAGTGCGTGGAGCACCTGCGCGCGTCCCTGTGCGAGACCCAGCCATGAGCACGATCATCATGACGGCTTGTTGGCCACTCCAGGGCATGAGTCCGGCCCAGAAGTCCGTGCTGATATCCCTTGCCGACAACTCAAACGACGACGGCGTCTGCTGGCCTTCGGTGGCTCGTATCGTAGAGCGCACCTGCCTGTCCGAGCGTGCCGTACGCAACGCCTTGCGCTGGTTGGAGCAGTCTGGAGTGTTGTCTGCTCACCATCGAACAGGCCGTTCCACCTGGTACACCGTGAGCCCATCCAGCTACAACCCCGGCACCACATGCCCCCCGGCAGCAGATGCCGGAGCACCCCGGCAGGAAATGCCCCCCACCCCGGCACTAGATGCCCCTCACCCCGGCACCACGTGCCCCCAGAACCGTAAAGGAACCATCAAGGAACCGTCAGGAGATACCGCGAGCATGCGCGAGGCGTTGAATTCGGTACCAGTCGATCAAATCGTCGGCCTGTTCAACGAACTGCTGCCAACTCTGCCGAGCGTGGTTCTGATCAACAAAGACCGCTCAGCAAAGATCAAGGCGCGCTGGGCGGAAAGCCCTGTCCACCAGGACCTTGGGTTCTGGCGTGATTTCTTCACCATCGTTGCCGGCAGTGATTTCCTGATGGGCAAGATCGACGGCAGGAATGGTGCCAAACCTTTCCGGGCGACGTTCGACTGGCTGATTGCCCCTTCGAACTTCGTGAAGGTGGTCGAGGGCAATTACCATGCGTGAGCCCTACAACCTCGAGGCTGAACACAGCCTGCTCGGCGCCATGCTCCTCCGCCCGGAACTGATCGACGTTCTCTCCGACGACCTATCGGCGGAGTCGTTCTACTTCGCTGACAATGCCGAAGTCTTCCGAGGGATTATGTCGGTGCGCTCCACGGGGCGTTCCGTGGACTTCCTGACTGTGGCTGATCACCTGGGCGCGTTGTCCTCAGGTGATAGCGCATTGGCGTATTGCGCTGAGATCGCTAAGAACACCCCTAGTGTTGCCAACGCAAGCGAGTATGCCCGGATCGTCAGGGAGCGCGCCGTGGAGCGGGCCCTGTATGACCTGAGTGACCGAACGCTGGAGATCGCCCAGAGTGGCGGCGAAATCCAAGACAAGATCGCGGCCGTGCAGGCAGCTGCCATGGCGATCGACACTGGCACCGATGGTGATGAGATCGTCAAGGCTGGTGATCTGATGGCCGAACAGCTGGAGGTCTGGCAGGAGCGGCATGACCGCCTGTCACGCGGTGAGACGTTGCTTGGCCTGTCCACCGGCTTGGTTGACCTCGACGAGAAACTGGGTGGCCTGCAGCCGGAGCAGTTGATCGTTGTGGCCGGCAGGCCTGCAATGGGCAAAACCACGCTCGCCATGGGGTTTGTGCTGGACGCTGCGGTTCGCCAGAAGAAGTCAGCCTTGGTCATCAGCCTGGAAATGAGCAGGGCCCAGCTCATTGATCGAGCCACTGCGGCAGAAGGGAAGATTCCGCTTAACCTCATCAAAAACGGTTCTGCCTGCCAGTCCCACGGGGCGGAACTGTGCGCGGCAGTCGGCAAGATCCAGCACGCAAACCTGTTCATCGCGGACCGCGCCGGCGCCACGGTCGGCCGCATTCGCTCGATGGCTCGTCGGCACAAGATGCGCTATGGGCTCGACATCCTGATGATCGATTACCTACAGCTGATGGAAGGCGAGGGTGGCAATCGCACTGAAGAGGTCAGCGGCATAAGTCGCGGATGCAAGTTGCTTGCACGCGAGCTCGGCATTCCGGTTGTGCTGCTCAGCCAGCTATCTCGCAAGTGCGAGGAGCGCCCAAACAAGCGCCCGGTGCCCTCTGATCTTCGTGAGTCGGGCGCAATTGAGCAGGACGCAGACGTGATCCTGTTCGTCTACCGCGATGAGGTTTACCACGAAGACAGCGAGCTCAAAGGCATCGCCGAAATCATCGTGGGGAAAGGTCGAGACATTGAGACCGGAACCGTACGCGCGGCGTTCTTGGGGCAGTTCAACCGTTTCGAAAACCTCTCTGCGAGCTGGCAGCCTCCCGCCAAAGCGCCTGCGCCCGAGCGGTCCCTGAGATCTCGCTATGCCCAACAAGGAGCCGCTGCATGACTGACCCAATGCACCTACCGCCCAAGCTTCCCGAGTATCGCTGGGCGCTGTATTGCCGAAGTGATCTGCTGGATCTTGCCCACGAGCCAGCCCAACCGATGGCGCTGTATCGCGACGAGCAGGCAGCTCGTAGCCATGGCCAGTGCATGTGGCCTAACACCTTCCGCGTCATTGATCTTCATGGAGAAGACAGCCCATGCGGCAATCAAAACTGACCAAGGCCGCACGCGGCCGCGAATGCCAGGTGCGTATCCCTGGCGTATGCAACGGCAACCCCGAGACCACCGTCTTGGCGCACTACCGCCTGGCGGGCACCTGCGGCGTCGGCAAGAAACCACACGACCTGCAAGGTGCATGGTCCTGCAGCGCCTGCCACGACGCCTGTGACGGTCGCAGTCGTGACGTGGATCGCGCCACTGCGCGCCAGTACCACGCCGAGGGAGTCATGCGCACCCAGGCCCTGCTGCTCAACGAGGGGGTTCTGGTCGCATGACCAATCAGCGCCCCCCGTTTCGTAACCCGGCCCGCGCCAAGCCCGTCGACCGGGAAGGGCAGGAGCAGGCTGCCCTGCTGGAAGAGATTCAGCTGCGCTATCCGGATGTGTACGAGCTGATCTACCACGTCCCGAATGGCGGCCATCGGCACAAGGGCGTGGCGCTCAAGCTCAAAGCCCAGGGCGTAAAGGCCGGCATCCCCGATCTGGTCCTGACCATGGCTCGCGGCGGTTACTTCGGCTTGTACATCGAATTCAAGGCGACCGTAGACCCGGCGCCTGTTTCGTCCAGCCAGCAAGCGTGCATTCGCCGGCTGAACGACCAAGGCTACCTGGCCGTTGTGTGCCAGGGGCATTTCGACGCCATGGAGTGCCTGAGGGCGTACCTGGCCCTGCCAAAAACGGAGGTTGCAGCATGACCAACACCGCCGCTGTGAAAATCAGCGATGCAGAGATTCGCCGGCAGGCCGCCGGCCAGGTGCGTGACCTTCGCGCCCTGGGCAACCATGGCCTGTACTTCCGGTTTCACCGTTCCCGCGAGCGCGGGTCCTGGTACCTGATCCACAAGGGCAAGTGGAACCTGATCGGCTCATATCCTGAGCTGAGCGCTGCCAAGGTGGCCGCCGCACTGCCGGATATCCGCCTGCGCCTGGAAGCCGGCGAGGGATCGAGCCTGTCGAGCTGGGTGCTGACCGGCGAACTTCTAGCCTGGTTCGCTGAGCGCATGTCCCGCGACCGCAACCTGTCGACCAAGCGCAAGAGCACGGCGGCGTCGGCGATCAAGCAACACCTGATGCCGCGCTTGGGTCAGACCCCGCTGGCCCAGATCGACAAGGCGCTGCTCGACCGCGAGCTGATGTGGCCGCTGCAAGAGTCGCTGTCGATCGACTATGTGCGACTGGTGTTCCAGCTGCTGGCTCTGTCGTTCCGTCAGGCCTTCAAGCTTGGCCTGATCAGCTCCAACCCCATGGCCGGCATCCGCTTTGGTGATTTCTCCAAGGCCAAAGTCACGGTCAAACCGTCGAGGCTGCGTGGTGTGCACCTTGAAGACCTGATGGCGCGCATGAAAAGCACCCTGGCCCACAACCCGCAGCATGGCCTGCTGGCCCTGATGATGCTGTGCCACGGCACCCGGCTGGGCGAAACCCGCATGGCCCGCTGGAGCCATGTCAGCTTGGCCGAGCGGGAGTGGTTCATTCCTGCCGAGCACACCAAGACCGGCGTGCAGCACCGCCTGCCACTGACCGACCAGGTGCGCTTCCTTCTGATGGCCTGTCGCGAGATCCAGCTCAAGCAGGGTTACGAGGGCGAGTTTCTGTTCCCGGGGCGGCAGGGCAAGCCCATGAGCGAATCGAAGGCCTCTGCGGTGTTCTCGATCATGGGGCAGGGCGAGTGGACCAGCCACGACCTACGCAAGCTGGCCCGTACCGGTTGGGCTGACCTCGGTGTTGACCACCTGGTGGGTGAGCTGCTGATCAACCACGCCATGGGCCACAACGTGAAGGTGTACATCCAGTCCGACGTCATGGCCCGCAAGCGCGAGGCGCTGGAGAAGTGGCACGCACACCTTGATCAGAAGGGGTTCGCCTCGGTTCACGGCTTGACCGGTGATAGATCAACGGATTCATGGATTCTCTGCGAGGTCGCAGGGCGCGGGGGCTTCGACGGCCTCCCGGTATCCACCATAAGCGAGGATTCGAAATGAATATTCCCCAGCGCGGCGCCTTCGCATTCTCGTCGACTGTGGCAGCGTCAAAGCCTGACGCACCGGCCTTCGACCGCTCGAAAGTGTTCATGGTCTGCATCCAGAACTTCGACGATCACCGGCGCCTCAGCGTGGCCATGCTCGGCGGCGCTCGCTTCGAGGTGGACAGCCGCACGTTCCCTTACGACATCGACAAGGCTGCCGACTGGCTGGTAGGTGGTGAATGAAGAAGAGCCACGGCCCAGCCTTCAAGAAGGCCGTGATCGAGCTGTGCGAGTGCCCTTTGTGCCGTGGGAGAGCGGTCACCAAGGGCTTGTTTCACGAACTGCCATGCGACCACTGCAATGCCTCTGGCTTTGTGGAGGCTGCAACCGGCGAGGCCCTGGCCCTGGATGAGCTGGTGACCCAGCTCAGCATGAGGCTTCGGGCAGCGCTCCGGCAGATCGAGCAGTTGAAGAACCCTCAGGCATCCGGGCCTGAGGCTACATATCAGGGAAGCAACCGGCGCGGCGCCGGCGGCACCAACTACACCGGGGATTGAGGGGGAAGGACATGAGCCATTTGGAAAGAACTGCCGAGGACTTGCTGACCCACTGGGGTCGTTGGGTGGTGCTGGGGTCGGGTGTGTCCTGCTGCGCATCGCGGGAGAACACGCTGCTTGACCCGATGATCACTGATGATGAAGCACTGATGATCGACCGCCTGGTTGGCCGCCTGAAGAGTCGCTACCCAGAGTGCGCACAAGTGATCATCAAGTACTACACGTCGTTCGACGCTGGCCTTGAGCAGGTAGGGGATAAGCTCGGCTTCAAGAAGGAAAAGACCAGGCAATTGTGGAAGGCCGGCGTAATTTGGGTAGATGGCGCTCTAGAGTCCAGGCGAGAAGCTGCTTGACAGGACCGGTCGTGACTCGTATCTTTCATGGTACTTTGCGGTAGGTGCGCGAGAGCAAACTCGCCATCACCAGCAGCCTACATAGAGCCTCGGCATTCGCCGGGGCTTTTTCGTTTCTGGAGAAAAGGATGAGCGAACAGGCCAAGCGTTACGAGCAAGCAGTGGTGGACGCGGTGATTGCTGGTGATGTCGGTAAGTTGGAGTCAGCGCTGCGCTGGCTTTCTAAAACGGACGCTGGGCGCTTCCTCGCCATCACCAAACAGCTTCTGGACACTGAGCGCAAGAAGAAGCTTTGCACCATGGTGATTGCGCCGCTGAACAATACTCTGCCGCTTTTCTACTACGACGGAAATTTCGTTTATGCCGCGGCCTATGTCGACTGTGAAGGCTTCGCGATGAAGGAGGCTCACCCATCCGGTGCAGGCGTGCACTACGGAGATGTCGCCGGCGTGGTGACCAGAGTGCGTGCTGAGTTCGACGAAGCCGTGGTTAAGCGAGTTCGAGAGCTCAAGATCCATATCAAAGACCTTGTCGACCAAATGTGCGGTCATTCCACGGCTGACATTTGTGTGATCGGCCAGGCACGCGCTGAGCTGTTGACCGGGCAGGCCCTGCTGGTCGCCGCAGTGTCCATTCTGGAGTAATTAATGGATCCGACCGACCTCGGCCCAGGCACAGCCACCTGGCTGGGCGGCACGGGCACAGTTTTGCTGGGCGGCTTCCTGTGGTTGCGGAAGTTCCTCTCGAAGGATGCCGCCGACCGCGCCATGGACAGCGCTGATATCGGCACCGTCCGGCGCTTGAACGAACTGCTCGACTCCGAGCGTGAAGCTCGCAAGCTGGCCGAAGCCCGCGCCGACCAGTTCGCTAAGGAGCGTAACGACCTGGCTGCGACAGTCGGCCGGATGGAAGGCAAGGTCGAGGCCCTGACCAGTCAGGTCGCCAGTCTCACGGACCGGGTCACCCTGCAGAGCGAGGAGATCGCTCGCCTACGGACCAAGCTCGGGGGTATGTCGTGATGGACAGATGCGCATTGGAGTTCATCGCTCGCCGCTGGTGGCGACGGGCCGAGGTGTGGGTTATCGCACTGCTGCTGGTAATTGGTGGCGGGTTCTGCGGCTACCAGCTGGCACAGTGGGTCTTGGCCAAGAGCTACTTGGAACAGGTGGCAATCATCCGCCAGGCCTACGACGAAGCCACCAAGCAGCGCGACAAGCGCCTGGACGAGCTGACGCAAAAGACGGAGAGCGCCGCGGCCAAAGCGTCGAAGGCCGCAACTACTGCAACCCAGGCGGCAGACAAGGCTGACGAGGCCCTGAGCCGCACTCAATCGGAGGCCTGGCCATGATCCAGTTGACCGGTATCAACCGCAACTCCATCCATCTGGCACCTGCGGCTATCGCAAGCGTGACCGAGGCGGGAGCGAGCAGTCAGTGGCACGGCATCTGCGCCATCGTTCGCACATTTGACGGCCAGGTGCTGGAGGTTCGTGAGCGTGCTGATGATGTAGTGCGGCAGGTCAAAGAGGCCAAGGGCTGATGGCCAGGCTCAAGACGCTCGGTTCCCGCATCAAGGAGAGCGCAGGGTCGCGGGTGAAGGTTGTTTCGCCTAGTAGCTGGCGAAGCGGTATGACCAGCTCCCAGCGAGGCTACGACTACAAGTGGCAGAAGGCGAGGGAGCGGTACCTCAATGATCACCCGCTCTGCGTCTTCTGCGAACGGAACGGCCGCACAACTGCGGCACGGGTAGTCGACCACATCATTGCTCATCGTGGAGACATGGTTCTCTTCTGGGACCAGACCAACTGGCAGAGTCTCTGCAAGCTATGCCACGACTCCGTCAAGCAGGCGGAGGAGGCGTCGGGGCTGGGTAGCTGACACGCCAGCGGATCGACGAAACCCAGCTCGGCGGGCTAGAGGCACGCCAATGACGTGCCGCGAAAGGGGTAGGGGGGTTAAAAGCTAGGGATTCTCATCTAGCTAGACCGCCTCCGACCCCACGTAGACATTTTTCTCCCCCCTAAAGGTTTTTGTTAATGGTGTTAACAGACAAACAGCGACAGTTTGTTGACGCTAAGGCCCGGGGCGCGTCCAACAAAGAAGCGGCGGAGGCCGCGGGCAGCAAGCCTTCGACCGCTGCGGCAGCCGGTTCGCGCTGGGCCAATGATCCGAAGATCGCATCGGCAATTCTCGCTCGCCGAGCCGAGCTCAGTGTTAACCCTGAGCCGAAAAAGCGCAGAGCCAAACCGAAGGCTGATGAAGCCAGTGAAGGCCCGGTCGAGATTAACGAGGCTGACGGCGAGTTCCTGAGTTGCTTGCCGTCCACTGACGATCCACTAGTGTGGCTGCTCGCTTTGATGAACGAGCCCCGGGCCAAGGTCTTCGACCGGCGCAACGCCGCGCAGACGGCCGTCCCGTATATCCACGGGAAGAAGGCAGAGGCCGGCAAGAAAGAGCAGAAGGCGGAAGCCGCGAAAGAGGCCGGCAAGGGCAAGTACTCCCAAAGCAAGCCGCCCCTCACAGTCGTCAAGGGGTGATGCATGCTTTGGACTACGGCCTGCCCGGACTGGTGGCGGCGCCTGGCTGCCGGCGAATCCATCATCCCCGACCCGCTATTTCCCCAAGAGGCAGAAGAGAGCCTTGAGGTTTTTAAGGGGCTTCGCATTGTCGACGCCCCGGGCAGCCCAACCATCGAGAGCGCATGCGCCCCATGGGTGCTCGCATTTGCAGGGGCTGTGTTCGGCAGTTACAACAGCGAGACCGGTGAACGCCTGATTCGGGAGTTCATGCTCTGTATCCCGAAGAAGAACAGCAAGTCGACCATTGCTGCGGCGATCATGTTGACGGCGTTGGTTCGCAACTGGCGGATGTCGGCCGAGTTCATCATTTTGGCGCCGACCAAAGAGATTGCCGACAACGCTTTCGTTCCGGCCAAGGACATGGTCAACAACGACGAGGAGCTGAAGGACCTGCTGCACGTGCAGCCACACCTTCGCTTGATCACGCACCGGGAGACCGGCGCCACGCTGAAGGTGGTTGCTGCTGACAGCGATGTGGTTGGCGGCAAGAAGGCTGTCGGCGTACTGATCGATGAGGCCTGGCTGTTCGGCAAGAACCCGAAAGCGGCCGACATGATTCGGGAGGCCACTGGTGGCCTGTTGTCCAGGCCTGAAGGCTTCGTCATTTGGCTGACCACGCAATCGAACGAACCGCCGGCAGGTGTGTTCCGGTCGAAACTGAATTACGCCCGCGGCGTGCGTGATGGCCGCATCAACGACAACCGCTTCCTACCGATCATCTACGAATTCTCTAAGGAGATGATCGACAGCGGTGAAGCCCGCAAGCCGGAGAACTTCCATCTGGTTAACCCCAACATGGGGTTCTCGGTTGACCGTCCGACGCTTGAGCGCTTGTTCATGCAGGCGGAGATCGATGGTGAGGCGGAACTGCGCGGCTTCCTGGCCAAGCACCTCAACATAGAGATCGGTCTGGCACTCATGTCGGACGCCTGGGTCGGCGCCGAGTTCTGGGAGCCCCAAGCGGCCACTTGGCTCAACCTGGACGAGATCCTTGAGCGCTGTGAAGTCATCGATGTTGGTGGTGACGGAGGGGGGCTTGACGATTTGCTTGGTCTTGCCGTCCTCGGCCGGGAAGCTGGCACTCGTCGGTGGTTCCACTGGGCTCACGCCTGGGCACACCCATCAGTGCTTGAGCGCCGCAAATCCGAAGCTCCTCGGATCAGGGATCTTGAGGCAGTTGGCGACCTGACCATCGTGAAGCGGATTGGGCAGGACGTCGAGCAATTCGCGGCCATCGTCGCCCGCATCAATGAGACTGGCCTGCTGGACAAGGTCGGGCTCGACCCGGCAGGAATCGGTTCGGTCCTCGACGCCCTGGCTGATGCTGGTGTCGAGGAAGACAAGATCGTTGGTATTTCCCAGGGCTGGAAGCTCACCGGCGCGATCAAGACGACAGAGCGGAAACTTGCCGAGGGTACGTTGCTGCACTGCGGCCAACCGCTCATGGCCTGGTCGTGCGGTAACGCCAAGGGTGTGCCGTCGGCCAACGCCTTCTTGATCAACAAGCAGGCCTCGGGCACCGCCAAGATCGACCCGCTGATGGCGACTTTCAACGCCGTTTCACTGCTCAGCCTCAACCCAGAAGGCCGCGGGGGAATGGACAATTTCATGGCAGGCATTCGGGATCCACTGATCGCATGAACGCATTTCACATATTCATCGCCTGCGCGTTGGTAGCTTTCGGCCTGGCTTGTGCCGGGGTCTGGATGTTGGCTGGCACTGGTTGGGCATTGCTCGCCGGATCGCTGAGCTTCTTCTGCATCGCCGGCTTCATCCGCAGAGGGCTTGTCAGTGATTAAATCTCTATCCCAGGCATTGGGGGCTGCTGCCGCCAAGCCTTCAGCCAGTATGAGTGAATGGCTAGGCAAGACCATCAAGCTGTCGGATGGAGGTTTCTGGAGTGCCTTTAACGGCGCCCAATCCAGCAGTGGCAAATCGGTTAGTGTGGACAAAGCGATGCGCCTTTCTACGGTGTGGGCCTGCGTTCGGATTATCTCGACCTCGGTAGCTGGCTTGCCGTTGAGCATCTACCGGCGCATGCCGGATGGCAGTCGCGAGAGCGCGCGCGACTTCCCGCTCTACGATGTGGTGCACACCAGTCCCAACGAAGATATGGCTGCCTTCCATTTCTGGCAGGCTGTCGTCGCCTCGATGCTGCTATGGGGCAATGCTTATTGCGAGATCCACCGATCAGCCGGGCGCGTGATTGCCCTCGACTTTCTGATGCCGTCGAGAGTCGAGCTTGAGTTCGACGATGATGGACGGCTCAGGTATTTCTTCAGGCCCCGAAAGGGACCCCGCCGAGAGATCCAGCGGCAGGACATGCTGCACATTCCGGCTTTTACCCTGGACGGGCGGGTTGGGCTGTCCGCCATACGTTACGGCGCAGATGTATTCGGTTCTGCGATGTCAGCAGACGACGCCGCCAACAGCACCTTCCGGAACGGCATGATGCCCACGGTCGCGTTTTCGGTCGACAAGACGTTGAACCCTGCCCAGCGCGTTGAGTTTCGTGAGTACGTAAAGACGATCTCCGGGGCGTTGAATGCCGGCAAGAGTCCTGTGCTCGAGCAAGGTGTGAAGCCGGAAATGATCGGCATCAACCCCGCCGATGCGCAGCTGCTGGAGTCGAGAGGGCACAGCATCGAGGAGATTTGTCGCTGGTTCGGCGTCCCGCCGTGGATGGTGATGAAGACCGACAAGGGCAGCAACTGGGGCACCGGCCTGGAACAGCAACAGATCGCATTCCTCACCTACTGCATCATGTCCTTTACGGCGCCAATCGAGCAGTGCGTGAACAAGTGGTGCATGACGGCGGTGGACCGGATCAATTTCTATTCGGAGTTTTCCATTGAGGCGTTCCTGCGGGCCGACAGCTCCGGCCGCGCGGCATACCTCAGCACGATGGCGCAGAACGGGTTCATGACTCGCAACGAAGGCAGGGGTAAGGAAAACCTGCCAAGTAAGCCTGGTGGGGATGTGCTCACCGTGCAGTCAAACCTGGTACCGCTGGACCAGCTGGGCAAGCAAAACGATGGGCAAGCTGTTCGAGCCGCCCTGATGAACTGGCTGCAAGAGCCGGATAGCACCTCTCGGGAGTAACCCATGAAACACAAGATCCAGTCTCGCGGCCTGCGCAGCGAGATGAGCCCGCGCGCGCTCGATAAATGGAATCCCGCGATCCAGGCGGCTGTCGAGAACACCTCGGACACCATCACCGTGTACGGCGTAATCGGTGAAGACTGGTACGGCGAGGGTGTGACCCTCAAGCGAATTGATGCCGCGCTTCGCTCTATCGGCGAGAAGGATGTGACGGTGTATATCAACTCACCGGGCGGTGACATGTTCGAAGGCATCGCTATCTACAACCGCCTGAAGGAGCACAGCCACAAGGTCACCACCAAGGTGCTCGGCATGGCTGCAAGCGCGGCCTCGATCATCTACCTGGCGGGCAGTGATCGGCAGGTGGCCAGCAGCGCGTTTCTGATGATCCATAACTGCTGGACCTTCCTCGCGGGGAACCGCCACTACCTACGTGATGTGGCTGATGACATGGAGGAGTTCGATGCTGCAATGGCTGACCTCTATGCCGAAACCAGCGGACAGTCGCCGGAAGACATGGCCGAGTTGATGGATGACGAAACCTATATCCGTGGCAAGCGTGCGGTGGAGCTGGGGCTGGCCACCGGCGTGCTATCCGCAACGGAAATCACCGAGCGCGAAACCGAAGAGTCGGCGCAGGCCAATGCCCTCAAGGCCATGGATGTGGCCCTGGCAAAGGCGGGTATGCCCCGTTCCGAGCGCCGCGAGCTATTCGCCAGTTTCAAGTCCGGCATGCCTCGCGCTGCCGGCGGGGGCACGCAAAACGCTGCCCCGACCGACAAGCCCCGCGCTGTCGCGCCAGACCTCTCCGCCTCTCTGAGCGCGGCAACCAATCTCCTTAATTCTCTGAAAGGTAAATGACCATGGACTTTGAAGCCCAAGTCAAGGAACTCAACGCCAGCCTCAAAGGCATTGGCGACCAGATCAAAAGCCAGGCCGAGGCGGTCGATAAGCAGATCAAGGCCTCCGGCGAGATGAACACCGAGACCCGCGCCAAGGTCGACGAATTGCTGACCAAGCAGGGCGAGCTCAACGCACGCCTGGGCGAAGCCGAGCAGAAGCTGGTAAATGCGAGCCGGGATCGTAACCACCAGGAAGAGCCCCAGAAGTCGGTTGGCGCGCTCGTGATCGAAAGCGAAGAAATGAAGGACATGAACTCGTCCTTCCGTGGCTCTCGCCGAGTCTCCGTGCCGCGCGCGGCCATCACCACTGCAACTGGTGGTGACCTGGTGCAGGCCCAGCGCTTGCCAGGGATTATTGCTCCGCCTCAACGCCGACTGACCGTCCGCGACTTGGTCGCGCCGGGCACCACCGAATCGAACTCCATCGAATACGTCCGTGAAACCGGCTTCACCAACAACGCCCGTACCGTGGCGGAGACCACGGCCAAACCGTACTCTGACCTGACCTTCGGCTTGGCCACTGCGAACGTGCGGACCATCGCCCATTTGTTCAAAGCCAGCCGCCAGATGCTGGACGATGCCAAAGCCCTGCAGAGCTATATCGACGGTCGTGCACGGTACGGCCTCAACATGGCGGAAGAAGCTCAGTTGCTTTACGGCAACGGTACCGGCGTGAACCTGCAGGGCCTCATGACCGTTGCGCAACTGTACGCTGCCCCGGCTGGTGTAGCCGTGGTGGGCGAGCAGCGCATTGACCGCCTGCGCCTGGCGCTGCTGCAGGCCGAACTGGCCGAGTTCCCATCCGACGGCATCGTGCTCAACCCGATTGACTGGGCGGCCATTGAGCTGACCAAGGACGGGGAAGGCCGCTACATCATCGGCCAGCCTCAGGAAGGCACCAACCCGAAACTCTGGAATCGCCCTGTGGTTTCTACCCAGGCCATGACCCAAGACGACTTCCTCGTCGGCGCGTTCAAGCTCGGCGCGCAGATCTTCGACCGGATGGAAATCGAAGTGCTGATCTCGACCGAGAACAGCGACGACTTCGAGAAGAACATGGCGACGATCCGTGCTGAAGAGCGTCTGGCCTTCGCCATTTACCGCGAAGAGGCCTTCGTGACCGGCCAGCTGACCGGCACGCCTTAACTCTTCCGTAATGTGGCGTCAGCAATGGCGCCTATTGGAGTACTCCGATGGCACGTAAACAGGAAACACCCGCTCCCCTGGTTGAGGCGAAAGACCCTGCCACCGCCACTGAAACCAGCGCCGGCCAGGCTGAAGGCGCCGGCTCTCCTCTTTCGCCTGACACTGCGTCCACGCCAGAGCTTGGTGAGGCGGGCGCCCCCGCATCTGCACCGGGTCCAGCTGAAGGAGCAAGCCAGGTAGCGCCTGAAGGGCAAGCAGCCACAGGTTCCGGAGCTGAAGTGATCGAGGACGGCAATGGCGCCCTCACTGATGTATCTGCGACTGGCCCGGGTGCACCCGAAGGCGCGAGCCAAGTAGCATCAGATTTGACTGATGATGCTGACCCTTTGGTCGAAGGTGATCACGCTACGGCAACCCTCAATCCAGCGACGCTTCAGATTTATCCGCTGCGGTCGTACATGGATGAAGGCGAGCTTCGTCGTCGCGGCGGTCCGGCGTACACGGTAGCGCGCCGACATGCTGAAGAGCTGGTGCAGCGGAAGCTGGCATCACTTGAGCCGCTGAAGGAGTAGATGATGTCGGTTATCAGCATGTCCATCGCCCGGCATCACCTGCGGGATCCCGACGACGATGACGAATACCTGGAGCTCCTGATCGAGGCGGCAGAGGGGCAGGCGATGGACTATCTGAACCGTCGCTTTTACGCCGATCAGCAGGCGCTGGATGAGGCAATCGCTTCCGGCGAGGCTGGCGAATCTCCCATGGTCAGCAACAAGCAGATCAACGCTGCCTGTTTGCTGATCCTCGGCCACCTGTACGCGAATCGTGAGGACGTTGTGATCGGGACCATTGCCACCGAGCTTCCGAAAGGATCGGTGGCACTCCTGACTCCGCACCGTATCGGGTGGGGCGTATGAGGGCCGGGCCGCTGCGTCATCTGTTCAAAGTGACCTTCCGGCATGAAGAACGGAATAAGTCCGGGGGGGCCGTGGTGACCTGGCTTCCTGCTGCTCGACCTGAAATGTGGGGCGAGGTGCGGACCCCTACTGGTCGGGTGATTGCCGTTGCTGAAAAGCTGAGCGCTGTCGTCACGGCCGAGATCATCGGTAGACCGCGCCCAGACATTGCTGCCGGGACGCGTCTGACGCGGCGCGGGGTCACCTACCAGGTCGAGGCAGTCTTACCGGACAACGAGAACTCCCTGATGAGGCTCCTTTGCTCATCGGTACCGAATCCATGAGGTGAAACCATGAAAATTCAAGCACTGGGACATCTGACTGGCGCTTCTGGCGAGCGTGAGAAGGGCGATATTTTCGTCGTCGAGAAGGCATATGGCGAAGGGCTGATCGCCCGCGGCTATGCCGTGGAAATCAAAGACGAGGCCACCACCGCTGATAAGCCAGCGAAGGGCGCACAGGCCAAGGAGTGAGCCATGGCACGCCGGTCCAGCATTCGGGGCGATATCCGGCTACGCCGGACGCTGCGAAACATTCACAAGACCATGGACAACGAGCTTCAGCCGGCCATGCTGGAGGCGGCCAACCGGATCTTGGAGACCCAGCGGCAGCTGATTCCGAAGGATACCGGGGCCGCCGGCGCCGCGCTCAAGGTGTACGTCTCGCCCAGCGGCTTGGATGCGCAGATCGGCATACGCGGTAAGCGCGACAACCGCCGGTTCTTCTACCTGCGCTTCATCGAGTACGGCACCAAGGGTTACACCGGCGGCAAGCGGGCCGGTGATCGCAACCGGCGCGCTACCAACAAGAGCGATGGCACGCACTTCTTTGGCAAATACCCGGACATTCCGGCCAGGCCGGCACACCCCTGGCTTCGTCCATCAATGGACGTCAACCGGGAGTATGTGATGGCCGACATCGAAGCAGCCGTGCAGCGCACGCTACGCAAGGCAAGCCAGGGGGTAGGCAATGGCTGATCCATCGCTGGCCTTGCAGGAAGCCATCTTTGCCAGGTTGCAGGCCGAGGTGAGCTGCCCGATCTATGACGGTGCACCGCTGAATGCGGCGATGCCGTACGTGTCGATCGACCGGGAGGTCTCGGTTAACAGCAGCCCGATCTCAGGCCGCAAGCGCGAAACGCGCCTGCTGTACCTGTCGGTCTGGTCCGATGCAGTGGGCCAGGCAGAGGTGAAGCGTATCAACGGTGAGGTCATCGCCGCCCTGGACGAGCGCCGCCTGCCTCTAGAGGTTGGCCGGGCTGTATCCGTTCGGATCGAGCAGGCCGACGCCCAGCGCGACGCCGACGGCATCACTTACCAGGGCTCGATCACCGTTCGCGTGATCACCACCCACTGAATTACCTACCGGCCGCGCAGCGGCTTTATCCAATGCCATTTGGAGGACCCCCCATGGCCGATGACAACCTCAACACCGCCGCCGGCTGCCGGCTGGCGTTCGGCGGCAAGACCGCCCCAGCTTCCCTTGCCGAGTACGAGGCCGACACCTATGTCCAAGTGGGCGAGATCGAAGACCTGGGCGAGTTCGGTGACACGTTCAGCGCCGTGAACTTCACTGCCTTGAGCGACGGCCGCGTGCGCAAGTACAAGGGCACCGCCGACGCCGGCAACATGACCCTGGCGGTCGGCTTGGACGCTGGCGATGCTGGCCAGAAAGCGGTGGCGGTCGCGCACAAGGACCGCACCAAGGGCAACTACAACGTCAAGATCACGCTCAACGACGGCGACCCGACCGCAACCCCCGCCATCCTGCCCACCACCTTCTACTTCGGTGTGAAGGTGATGAACAACACCGTGGCCGCAGGTTCGGCTGACAACGTGGTGCGCCGCAACATGACGTTCGCTATCAACACCGACATCATCGAAATCCCGGCCGGCCCGGCTGTCCCTTGATCGGCGGGGCTGAGCCCGGTCCTTTAATGCGAGAACCCTAATGAGCGAAGCCTTGTACGGCACCGTCACAATCGTGATCGGTGGCCGCAGCTACACCCTCAAGCCCACCCTGGACGCGGCATTGCTCATCGAATCCCGCTTCGGTGGGCTGCGTGCGGCGCTGGAATCCATGAGGCTGATGAGCATCGCCGCCTGTGCGGACATCATCATCGCCGGCGCCAATCTCAAGCCCGACGAGCACGCGGTCATCGCGGGCGATGTGTTCCGCACGGGCGTGGCCAAGGTGTCGGGGCAACTGACCGACTTCATTACCGTGCTGCTCAACCCGGTGCCGCCGAGCGTGGCCGCCCGGGGAAAGGACGAGGCGGCCAGCACAGCGCAGTAAAGAACGGGAGCTACGTTGACTACCTGTTCGGCGTGGCTACCGGCTGGCTTGGCTGGTCGCCCGATACCGCTTGGCACACCCCGATCCCACACATCATGCTCGCGCTCGATGCCCGGCTCGATTGGACAGGGCGTGGCCAGGCACAAGGCCAGGCTATCGCCGCGAAACCACCGACCCGGCAGGGCGTGGCGGAAAAATTGAAAAGCTTCCTGCGAGGGCGGCCCAAACAGTAGACAGCGTGCCGCCTCCGGGCGGCTTTTTTGTGCTTGGAGATTTGCATGGCCGACCAACAAGTCCAAGGGATGCTGGTCCAGATCGAGGCCACCACGGCGCAGCTGCGCCGCGAGCTGGCCAGCGCTGACCAGGTGGTGGCGCACACCTCGCAGTCGATCGATCGCAACCTGGCTCAGGTCGACTCCGCGTTCGACAGTGCCGGAGGTGCTGCGCAGCAGGCCGGCGTGCTCATTCGCGGCGCCTTCGCCGCTGTGGCCGGTGCCGGCATTATCGGCAGCATCATCAAGCAGGTCGACGCCTATGGGCAGATGTCCGATCGGATGAAGGCAGCCGCTGGCAGTGCTGGCGAATACCAGACGGTGCAGGAGCACCTGCTGCGCACCGCGCAGGAAACCTACCGACCCCTGGCCGAGGCGCAAGAGCTTTACATCCGTACCGCCGATGCGATGCGCAGCCTGGGCTATGACATCCAGCAGACACTCGACATTACCGACAGCTTCAGTTTCCTGCTGGTGACGAACGCCGCATCGGCCGACAAAGCCGGTTCTGCGCTTGGCGCTTACTCCAAGGCTCTGCAGACCGGCAAAGTCGAGGCCGATGGGTGGGTTTCGATTCAGGAAGCGATGCCAACGATCGTCGGAGCGATCGCTTCGGCCACCGGCAAGAGCGCTGAGGAGATCCGCAAGCTCGGCGTGGAAGGCAAGCTGTCCCTGGAGACCATCAACACCGGGCTCCTGCGCACTGTTGAGGCCAACCGAAAGGCTGCGGCCGACATGTCTACCAGCGTACAGGATGCCTTGGTGAACATCGGCAACGCCGTTCAGACCTTCTTGGGAGGTATGGAAGAGCAGACCGGTGCTGTTGCGGGCCTGTCGAGCGTGCTGATTGCCTTGGCGGACAACGTTGACCTGGTCGCGGTGGCCATGGGCGGCGTGGGCGTTGCAGCCCTGACCAACTATGTGGCGAAGTCCGGGCTGGCCGTGAAGGCTGCGCTGGCCGACAGGGCGGCTCGTATCGCCCAGGCTGAGGCTGTGGTGCAGGCGGCTATCGCTGATCAACGCAAGGCCGAGACTGCAACCATCCTTGCCGCTCGCGAGGCGGCTGCGGCGCGTGGCACTGCGGTACAAACGCAGATGTCCATTCAGCTGGCCCAGGCGCGGCAGCGCGAAGCGGCCGCTACAGCTGCGGTGGCAACTGCACAGGCTGGTCTTCGCACCGTCAGTGCAGGGCTCCTCAGCGTCCTGGGTGGGCCCATGGGGCTTACCCTGTTGGCCGGCACGGCGGCTGCCAGCTTTCTGCTGCTGGGCGACAGCGCCGACAAGGCCGGTGTCAGCCTGGAGGACATGCACAAGCCGGTAGCGCAGCTGCGCGAGGAGTTCGCCAAACTCAACCGTGACCAGCGCGAAGGGGCGCTGGTGGATTGGACGCAGAAGCAGGTTGCCGCCGCAGATGCCGTTCGCACCGCCTACGGAGACCTGGCTCAATCCATTCGAAAGGCAACCGTGACCGCACCGGCGCGCGATTCTGGCGGCCAGTACGGTCAGCAGCTTCGCACCTACCAGGAAGTGGTGGACCGGCTCAATGAGGCCCGCGCCTCGGGCGGCGACCTGGCACCAATTCTACGCGAAGTGGGTGAACGGCTGAATCTGCCCACCGCGACTGTACAGTAGTGGATCACTCAGTCCCGCGCCGTCAGTGACGCCGACCAGCGTTCGGGCATGATCGCCGAAACGCTGCGCGTGCTCACGGGGGCCATGGACGAGAACACCGCCTCGACTCAGGCTAACAACGCGGCCAAGACGGGGATGAGCGCTGTCGGGCAGACGTATCTGGAAACCCTGCAGAAGCAGCTGGCGGGTCTGCAAGACAATGGCGACGCGCTGAAGATCGCCAACCGCTACATCGCGGAGAACGCGGACCTTACCGAAACGGACAGGCAAGCCATCCTGTCGGCGGCCAGTGCCATCGAGTCGCAGAAGAAGGCGAACAAGGATGCCACCGCGGGTAGCAAGGACCGAACGAAGGCGCTGAAGGACGAGATCAAGACGCTGGACGCGATCGTCGACCGCGCTCTGCCCGAGAAGAAACGACTGGAAGACCTGGCCAAGGGTGTGGAGGGCCTGCGCAAGGCCCATGCTCAGGGCAAGATCACCGCCGCCGAGATGGAACTCGGCATCAAAAACCTGAACACGGCCTATGCCGATGCGACCATCCAGAAGCGGACGGAAGAAGAGAAGAAGCTGGCGGAGATCAGACGCAATAGCGCCGAGGCCTACCGCAAGGCGATGGAGGTGGTGCTTCAGACCCGCCAGGATGCCATCAACGCAGATGTATCAGGCGTTGGAATGGGAGACGATGAGCGCGAGCAGGCCGACCGGCTCAACGCGGTTCGCCAGAAGTACGCCGAATCGCGCCGGCAGCTGGAGGAGCAGCAGGAAGACGTCAGCCGGCGCCTGAGCCAATCGGCCTACGAGGAGCGGCTGGCCGACCTGGCCGACTACCAGGCCCGCGAGCTGCAGATGGAGGTCGACGGTTTCGAAGCAAGGCTGCAGGCCCAGCGGGACTACCGCAACGGCGCCAAACGAGCCTGGGCCAACATTCAGGCAGATGCCGCGAACGTCGCGGGCGCAACCGATGACATGCTCACCACCGGATTCAATACGGCTCGGGACGCCGTGGCCGATTTTGCGATGACGGGGAAGGCCAACTTCAAGGACTTCACCACCAGTGTGATTTCGGACATGGCCAGAATAGCCAGCCAACAGGCTGCCAGCTCGCTGCTGAGTGGGCTGGTTGGCCTGGGCGTGTCTGCGGTCGGCAGCTATTTCGGCGGCGGGTCCGGTAACGGCATGACGCCTGGTTCTGCGGGTGCCGTCTCGTCGAACCTTGGTGCGACTCAGGCTGGCTATGGCAGCGCGTACATCCGCCAGGCGCTGGGCGGCGCTTGGTCTGGAGGCGTGCAGTTGTTCGCCAAGGGCGCCGGGTTCGCCACCAACAACATTTTGAACACGCCGACCATGTTCGGCATGGGCAATGGCGGCCTGGGCGTGGCCGGCGAGGCCGGGCCTGAGGCAATCATGCCGCTGGCCAGGGGCTCGGACGGATCACTTGGCGTTCAGGTCGTTGGCGGCAATGGCGGCGGTTCCACGTTGGTTCAGCTAAACGTGCCGGTTTCGGTGAACGTTGAAGACCGGAGCGCTGACGGCATGGAGCTGGACAGCGCCGCGCTTCAGCAGAATCTTCAGCAGCAGATGCAGGGAGTGGCCGAGCGAGCCATTGCCGCTTCCTGGCGCGCCGGCGGCGTGAGCTATCGAAACAGTAACGGGAGACGCTGATGGCGATCGAAACCTTCACCTGGACGCCAGATGATGAGGCGAGCGGCGACAGCACCTTGCGCACCCGCAAATCACAGTTCGGTGACAACTACGCCCAGGTGTCCACTGATGGTCTGAACGCTGAGTCTGACAGCTGGGCGCTGTCGTTCGGCGGTCTGGCAGACGAGGTCGCGCCTATCCTGGCGTTCATCCGGCGGCACCGGGGCGCCACGTCATTTCTGTGGACGAACCCCGAGGGTGTTCTGGGGCTGTACCGGTGCGAGACGTTCCGGCAGCAGCGAAAGCCGGGGGGTGTGGCGGTGCTGACAGCCACCTTTGAACGAGCATTTCATCCATGAGCTTGATTACTCAGTTGCAGAAGCTGGAACCGGGCGCAGAAATCCTGTTGTTCGAGCTGGACGGCTCCGATTTCGGAGCGGACATGCTGCGCTTCCATGGGCACGCAATACCGCACACACCCGGGGAGCTTGCAGCGGCTGGCGCGACCGCCGACCAGTTACCGGCCAAGTCGATCTGGTGGCAGGGCAACGAGTATGGCGCTTGGCCCATGCAGATCGAGGGCATCGAAGCGAACTCGGACGGTACCGCCGTGCGCCCAACGCTGACGGTTGGCAACGTCAACGGAAGGATCACGGCGCTGTGCGTGGCCTTCGACAATCTCCTCGAGTTCAAGCTGACCATGCGCCACACCATGGCGCGTTACCTGGACGCGGTGAATTTTCCGGCAGGCAACACGGAGGCCGACCCCACTGAGGAAGCCATCGAGGTCTGGTACATCGATCAGAAGGTGTCCGAGAACGGCAAGACGGTGGCGTGGGAGCTGGCCAGCCCCGGTGATGTCGGTGGAGAGACGATCGGCCGGCAGATGACCCAGCTATGCCACTGGGCAATGACCGCCGGGTACCGTGGCCCCAACTGCGGCTACACCGGCCCCTACTTCGACCTTGACGGCAACCCCACGGATGACCCGGCCAAGGATCAGTGCAACGGCTGCCTGGACTCAGGCTGCACCGTTCGGTTTGGTCAGGGCAACCAACTGCCATTTGGCGGCTTCCCGGCTGTTTCCCTCATCGCACGGAGCTGACCATGCGAAAACACATCCTCGCCGCCGTGCAAGCGCACGCTGCGGCGGAGTACCCGCGCGAGTGCTGCGGGTTGCTCATCGCCGTGGGCCGCGCCCAGCGTTACGTCCCGTGCGAGAACACTGCAACCGATCCGGCGGAGGAGTTCCGTATCTCGCCTGAGCAGTACGCGGCGGCCGAAGACCAGGGCGAGGTGATCGGCATCGTGCACTCGCATCCAGATGCCAGCAGCAGGCCGTCGCCCCGTGACCTGGCCATGTGCGAGGCCACTGGGCTTCCCTGGTACATCCTGTCATGGCCGGAGGGTGACTTGCGCACCGTCACGCCCACCGGTCACGCGCCGTTGCTCGGGCGGCCGTTCGTGCACGGCGCCTGGGACTGCTGGCAGGTCTGCGCGGACTGGTACAAGCGGGAGTGGGGCCTGGATTTCCCTGCCTATAGCCGGGAAGAAGGATGGTGGGAACAGGCGGACGGCCCGAGTCTCTACGAGCAGGCCTATGAGGCGGCGGGCTTCTACCAGGTCAGCCAGCCGCAGCGCGGCGACATGATCGTCATGGCCGTTGGCCGAACGGCTCACCCGAACCATGCTGGCATCTACCTCGGCGCTGACGCTCGGCTGCCGGAGGAAGTGGTGGAGGTCTTCGGGCCTGGCCCGTTCATGCTGCACCACCTGTATGGCAGACCGTCAGAAATCATCGTGTTCGGTGGGCCCTGGCTCGACCGGACGCGGCTTGTGCTTCGCCATCGGAATGCCAAGTGATGGTACATTCTCGATTTTCAGGGAGGGGTCACATGCGAATTCTGATCGGGGTGGTGGGGCTGGCGTTGCTGGCGGGGTGCGTGACGACCGCAGATTTGGAAGGCAACGATCCTTCGATTAGCGCGGTAACGAAGAAGGACCCAAAACAGTATGCCTTGTGCGTTTTCCCTAAGTGGCAGGCTGCCAGGACCGAGTCCTCGATGGTGGAGACCGAAAATGGATACCGCCTATGGGTTGCGAATAGCAGCATGGCAGACGAGCTTCTCGATATCACCAGAACGTCGACTGGCAGTTCAGTAGCTCTTCGACAGCGCATGCCCTGGTCGGCCATGCCGGGTCGTACGGCTGTGGAACGCGCCGTCAGGTCATGTCTTTAATTGATCACCACAAACCGCCTTAGGGCGGTTTTTTAATGCCTGGAGGAAGCATGGCAGCCACAGCGGCTAGTTATCAGCCAATGACCATTATCAAGCTATCCGGATCCTTGGCGCAGAAGTTCGGGCGTACTCATCGTCGACAGCTTGACAGTGGAGAGGTCTGGGAGGCCTTCAAGGCTTTGAAAGCTACGTTACAGGGATTCGAGGAGGAAATCAGGCGGCTTGATGGGGTGGGATTGCGCTTCGCCATCTTCCGTAACCGAAAGAACATTGGCCTGGACGAAATGAACCTGCGCGGCACTCAGGAGGTTCGTATAGTGCCGGTTGTCCATGGCAGCAAGCGCGGCGGAGTTCTTCAAACCATCATTGGCATCGCTTTGATGGTATCTGCCATATGGCTGGGCCCATCTGCATTTTATGCTGGCCTTTCCATGACGCTTGGCGGAGTGGTTCAAATGCTCAGTCCGCAGGCTCAAGGTCTCTCTCAGAGCGCTGCCCCTGAGAACTTACCAAGTTACGCCTTCGGCAGCGCCAAAAACACTACCGCGAGCGGGAACCCAGTCCCGATCTGCATCGGCGAGCGCCGCTGGGGGGGCGCGATCATCTCTGCCTCCATTGAGGCACAAGACAAGGCCTAGGGCCGATTCAGCGTACAGACCGCCTCCGGGCGGTTTTTTGTTGCCCGGAGGAAAGCATGGGCCCGACAGATCACCTGGACATCACAGGCGCCAAGGGCGGCGAGAGCAAGCCAAAATCCCCCGTTGAGGCGCCGGACAGCCTGCAGTCGACCAACATCGCCAAGCTGCTGCTGGCTGTGGGCGAGGGGGAGTTTGACGGCACACCTACCGACCGCGAAATCTACCTCGACAACACGCCGATCATGGATACCAGCGGCAACGTGAACTTCCCGGGCGTGAAGTGGGAGTGGCGCCGAGGCACTATCGAGCAGGACTACATCCAGGGCATCCCGTCGGTAGAGAACGAGACGACTGTCAACGTCGAACTGCGCAGCGATAACCCGTTCACCCGGGCGCTGAGCAACATCCAGCTGTCGGCCGTGCGCGTGCGTATGTCGTGGCCGCGTCTGGCCAAGCAGGACAGTAGCGGGAACACCAACGGTTACCGAATCGAGTACGCCATCGATATCGCCACTGACGGCGGGGCGTATGCCGAGGCTCACCGCGGAGCCGTCGATGGCAAGACCACCAATGGGTATCAGCGCTCCGTGCGCGTGAACCTGCCGGCGGCTACCTCCGGCTGGATGCTGCGCGTACGACGTATCACTCCGAACGCCAACAGCGGTACTGTGGCCGACACGATGACCATTGCCGGCTATACCGAGATCATCGACGAGAAGCTGCGTTACCCAAACACCGCGCTGCTGTACATCGAATTCGACGCGCAGCAGTTCCAGAACATTCCGGCCGTGACCGTGAAGTGCAAGGCCAAACGTTGGCCTGTTCCGACCAATTATGACCCCGTGACCCGCACCTACACTGGCGTGTGGGATGGCACCTTCAAGCAGGCCTGGACCAACAACCCCGCCTTTGTGACCTACGGCCTGTGCGTCGAGGATCGCTTCGGCCTGGGCAAACGCATCAAGTCATGGATGGTCGACAAGTGGGAGATGTACCGCATCGCCCAGTATTGCGACCAGCTGGTGCCGAACGGGCAGGGCGGTCAGGAGCCTCGCTTCCTGTGCGACATGAACCTGCAGGGCCGCGCCGAGGCCTGGACGCTGCTGCGCGACCTGTCGGCCATTTACCGGGGCATGGTGTACTGGGCTCACGGCTCGCTGTTCATGCAGGCGGACATGCCGCGTGCCCAGGACATCGACTACGTGTTCACCCGTGCCAATGTCATCGACGGTGAGTTCGTATACGGCGGTGCCGAGCGCAACACGCACTACAGCCGCGCCCTGGTCAGCTACGACAACCCTGCCAACAACTACGACACCGATGTGATCCCGGTGACCGACCTGGCGCTGCAGCGGCGGTACCGCGACCGGCCAATCGAGATCTCGGCCATCGGCTGCACGCGCGCCTCCGAAGCCCAGCGCCGGGGGAGGTGGGCACTGCTGAGCAACAGCCAGGACCGCACTGTCAGCTTCAAGACCGGCATGGAAGGCCGGATCCCGCTGCCTGGCTACGTCATCCCTGTGGCGGATGAGCTGGTGGCCGGCCGCCCGAACGGTGGCCGGATCTCGTCCGCTGCCGGCCGTGTGGTCACCCTTGATCGCGACACGCCGATCAAAGCAGGTGACCGCTTAATCGTGAACCTGCCCAACGGCACCGCCCAGGCGCGCACCGTGCAGTCTGTGGCCGGGCGCGCGGTGACGGTGACGACTGAATACAGCGTGCAGCCAGAGCCCGAACTGCAGTGGGCAATCGACTACGACGACCTGGCGGTGCAGCTCTTCCGAGTGCTGAAGACCACTCGCACCCAGGAAGGTGAGTACGAGATCACTGCGCTTGAGTTCAACCCCAGCAAGTTCGCAGCAATCGACACCGGCGCCAAGTTGGACGAACGCCCGATCAGCGTCATTCCGGTCACTACCGTAGCGCCCCCGGCCAGCGTGTCGCTGACCTCGGCCTATGCCGTGGATCAGGGGATCGCCGTCAGCACCATGACGATCAGCTGGCCGGCGGTCCAGGGGGCGGTCGCTTACGATGTGGAATGGCGCAAGGACAACGGCAACTGGACTCGCCTGCAGCGTACTGGTGCAACCTCAATCGATGTGGTGGGCATCTATGCTGGCTCCTACCTGGCCAGGGTTCGGGCCGTCAGCTCGTTCGACATAACGTCGATCTGGCGGGATTCGACGCTCACTGAGCTGAAAGGCAAGGAGGGCACACCGCCTTCGGTAACCTACCTGACGGCCGATCCGCTGATCTTCGGGATATCGCTCAAGTGGGGAATCCCACCAGGCGCCGAGGACACCCAGCGGACGGAGATCTGGTACGGCCCAACGAACAGCCTGGAGGCGGCAACGAAACTCGCCGATCTGGCCTACCCGCAGACCGAGTACGTGATGCAAGGCCTGAAGGCCGGTGTCTCGTTCTTCTTCTGGGCGCGCCTGGTGGACCGGACCGGCAACATCGGCCCGTGGTATCCCATCGGTGGTGGCGTGTTTGGCCAGTCTGGGGCGGATGCAAGCCCAGTATTGGAACTGATCACTGGGAAAATCACCGAAAGCGAGCTCGGGCAGAATCTGCTGAGCGAGATCGAGAAGATTTCCGGCGAAGGCCCGGAGTCGGTGAATGGCCGTATCGAGGCGGCCAAGCAGGAGCTGGAGGACCTGATCACTGACTTGACTGACCCGCTCGAGTACGTGGCCACCAACGCCTACGCCAAGGACGATGCCGTGCGCAGCGGACAGCGCCTGTACATGGCCATTGCGCCGGTACCGGCGGCTGCCAACGGCAGCAACGCCCCGCCGAACCCGGCTTACTGGGTCGATATCGGCAGCATTGCCTCGACGGCAAATGGCCTGGCGCAGGCGGTGGCCAAGAACACCACGGACATCGCGACGGTTGATGGGAAAGTGACGGTGAATGCGGCCATGCTTCAGGCCGTGCAGTCGGCGTACCGTGACGAAAACCCAGAAGGCGCGCTCACCGATGCGCTACGGGGCTGGGACACCCTGGCCAAGGTCTCGGAAGAGTCGCGCACCCGCGCCACGCAGAACGAGGCCATGGCCAGCCGGATGACAACGGTTGAGACCAGTGTCGGCGAGACCAATGGCAGCATCCGCAGCCTCGAGCAGACCGTCGTCACGAATGAGCAGGCCACGGCCAGCCGATTCCTGGATGTGAACACCAAGGTTGGGGCCAACTCGGCCAGCCTCTCGGTGCTGGAAAAGACTGTCACCGACAACGAATCGTCGACGGCCTCGCGCCTCCAAACGGTCAATGCCCGGGTCGATTACGCTAATCAGGCGCTCGATCAGGAAAAGCTCGATCGAGACAACGCAGTAACGGGTGAGCGCCAGGCGCGGGAAGCGGCTGTCGAGAACGAAGCGACAGCCCGAGCCGATGGCGACGAAGCCCTAGGGTTATTGGTTGACACCGTCAGCGCTCAGGTGGACGAGAACGCCAGCAAGATTCAGACGGTGGAGCACGCCCAGGCCGACACCGACCAGGCGGTTGCCTCGATGCGCACCACCATCGGGGCGGTTTACACGACTGGGCGGGACGACAACGCCGAGGGTGAGCTTGCCGGGTCGCTAAAGGCTTGGGAAAGCACTGCCAAGATCGCCGAGGAGTCGAAGACGCGGGCCACCGCAATTGACGCCCAGGCGAAGAAAACCGAAACGCTGGAGGTGTCGTTCAATTCGGCGCTCGATAGAGCCAACGGTGAGATACAGAAAACCAGCGCCTCGGTGCAGGTCACCAGCCAGGCCTTGGCTGCACTTGACGACAAAGCCAGCACCATGTGGTCGGTCAAGATGCAGGTCAATGCCCAAGGCCAGTACGTTGCCGCGGGCATTGGCCTCGGCATCGAGAACGGTCCGGCCGGGCTGCAGAGCAAGTTCCTTGTATCGGCAGACCTCTTCGCGGTGGTCAACGGCATCAACGGTACGCTTTCCTCGCCGTTCGCAGTTCAGGGCGGGCAGGTGTTCATGAATGAGGCCTTCATCCAAGACGGCACCATTACGAACGCCAAGATAGGCAGCTACATCAGCTCGACCAACTACGTCGCCGGCCAACAAGGCTGGATCTTGAACAAGAGCGGCACGTTCGAGATCAACGGCACGGTGGCGGGGCAGGGGCGCTTGCTGATCAACAACCAGCGCCTGCGTATCTACCACGCCAACGGCAACCTGGCGATTGACCTGGGAGTGAGCGTATGACCGCAGGGCTCAAGGTCTACGACCCGAGCGGCCTGGCGCTGCTGGATATGACCAGCACGATCAGCCAGATGATGGGGTACGTGGATACGGGGGCGGCCAATGGGTCGCTCTCGATTCCCCTGCCGCCGGCTGGGGGAACGCTGTTCTACGCCATCACCGAACTTTCCGCCCAGAACAAGTATCTCGGCAAGCGGCCGGGGGTGACCCTAGCCGTGGGGGCCTCCGCCGCAACCCTGGCTTGGCAGTACTCATACGCCGGCGGCTGGGGCTTCTACTCACTCAACTGCCGCATTCACTATGGCTACTACTAATGTCAGCAGGTCTGAAGGTTTACAAGGAGAACGGGCAGTTACTGTTCGATACCGAGAAGATTACTTACGGGCTTCTTAAAAGCGGCTATCTCTCGTTCCAGGTCAATTGGCCACGCCTCTATCATCGCTCAGCCCAGTTGCCACCCAATGAAGGGAGCAGTTATGCAGAGTCGTCGATTACCGATGCAGTCCACGGTTTCAGCGTTACGGGGGCAGTAGCGCCGATCGTATTCATCACGGGTTCGGGGATCTCTTGCGGATCCTCAAAGTCAGGTGACACCACGACGTTCTACTTCATCGGGGCCAGCCCCTCAACGAAGTTCTACTACTTCGACACCATGCGGAACACGCTGAACGGGGCCGGCCTGAAGTGCTACGACGAATCCGGCGCGCTCACCTTCAACTCTCTGCAGTATCCGCTCAACATCGTCGCCAGGATAAATGCGCCTCCACCCCCAACACCGACGGTAATCAACGGTATTGCCATGTACGGCGTTCCTTTCGCCGGCGCGACCAAGCAGGCTACCAGGTTTATCAGTAGCGGCCCCTACTACTGCGTGGCGAGGATTTTTATCGCGATAGGATCGGGTGAGTTCGCTGCTAGCACGACCTTTTCACGCTCGCTCGGGCAAGGGATCATGGATGATATGTCTTCGCCAGGCTCGCCATTCCCGGCTCGCGGGAGCATGCAAGCGCACATGGATGGCGCATATGGTGCAGCCGGAGGCATCTACTTCATGGCCTGCGACGCTGCGCGCACCACGATGATTTACAGCACTACTGCTGCCACCAGCTATTTCGACATCCCCACCGATCGATACCCGCAGGCGCTCGTCATCAAGACGGACAACCTGCCATTCCCATTCAACTAATCGGAGCATCCTATGCCCTGGTACAGGACAGGCACGGTCGCGATCACGGCTGGCCAAACAACGGTGACCGGTACCGGCACCAACTTTTCCGCGAATGCCCGGGTGGGCGATGCTCTGCTGGGGCCGGACGGCAACTGGTACGAGGTGACCAACATTGCCAGCGGCACGGTGCTCAGCATCCTGCCGGCATATAAGGGGGCAACCGTAGCCGGCGGCACCTATGCAATCGCGCCGGTGCAGGGCTACACCAAGACCCTGGCAGACAAGTTCAACGACATCGCGAACACTTGGGGATCGACGCTGGCCGGCCTGGGCTCGGTATCGACCGAGAATGTGGTGCCGGTGAACAAGGGTGGTACCGGTGGCAATACGGCAACCTTAGCCCGTAGCGGACTCGGCCTGAAGGCGGCTGCTGTGGCTGATATCCTCGGGACGGTCAGTCAAAGTGGAGGGACACCAACCGGTGCGGTCATGGAAACAGGGTCTAACGCTAACGGGACCTATTTCAAATTCGCAAATGGCTGCCTAGCCTGCTACGCGATTGGGCTGTCGTTAACCTTTGCGAACAACTCCAACCTTCAAGCATCGTGGACCTACCCAAGTTATTTCAGTCAGACGCCAGTTGTTCTTCCTCAAGTTGACCTTACCAACTACGCGGCGAAGATCTACGGAACTACCAAAGAGGTGTATGCAAGGAACGCTTCCGCATCGGGGGTTCAGCTAGGCATTGCATCGACTGGTGCATGGGTTTCTGGTGATCAATCCTTGGTGACAGTCGGCGCGCTAGCGCTGGGGAGGTGGTTCTAATGATTATCAAGCTTTCACCTGTTCGCTCTGATGTGAGCCTGTCTGTATCCAAATCGGGTGATACTCTGGAAGTGAACGGCGTGGCACTGGATTTCTCCCGCTTGGCCGATGGTGCGACCTTGCCTGCTGAAGCGATCGGGTGTGAATTCGTGATTGCGCCGGTCGAGCGTATCAACGGAGACCTAGTACTGACTCTCATGCTGCCCCACGTCGCCGATGCCCCGCAGGCAGCACGCTTCCCGGTCGACCTCTACCCAGCTGATGGCCAGGTGCAGTTGCCGGGCCTAGATCTGGGCGAGCGTCTGACTGCAGCTGCCGGGGTGATCGACTGGTCGCAGGTCATCACTGCTGAAGCAAAGGTACAGGAGGCTGCCGAGCAACTGCTCGTCATGGTATCCGCCGATCTCGCCCAGCGCCGCGCTGTCGCCGATGCTGCCATCGCACCACTGCAGGATGCCGTAGAGCTTGAAGAAGCAACCGAGGCCGAAGCCTCGCTGCTAAAGGAGTGGAAGCGTTACCGCGTCGCGCTGAGCCGCCTCCCTGAGCAGGAAGGCTATCCCACTGATAGCGTATGGCCGATTTCGCCGGAGGAGGCTCGCTACAGCAGCATAATTGACTGAATCCGAAAGCTCGGGTCCAAATTCGTTGCCCCCAGTTGCGCAGCGATATCCGCACACTCACACCACGATTTCGAGGATTCGTAGTCGCTATATCCTTTCTGTCTCCAGCTCCACGCCTCCTTCGATTTTAGAAACGCATCCATCTCAGCGGCCGTGGCATAAAAATGAGGACCGAACAGCAGCTGGGCGTAATTACAAAGCTGCTGGGATGCCGCTGTCGAGCCTGGACTAGTTTTCAGTTTGAGTATTTGAAATGAAACAGCATTGAGAAAACTGATGTGCGACTGAGCCACGATGGAGATCCCTCTCTATTTCAAAGAGCCATCATGCCTAGGTCTCCATGAAAATAGAATCTCTTGGCGCTCCTAAGGATGGAGCCATAGCTGTTCATCCCTGCGACATGATCCCTTGCCCACGCAACTGCAACTCAAACCACCGACCGCCGCCTGGCGGTATTTTTTTGCCTGGAGAAAACCCATGACCGCACGCGGCATTCGCAACAACAACCCCGGCAACATCGATTTCAACCCACGCAATGCCTGGCAGGGCCAGCTCGGCCTGGAGGTCGGTGTTGCCAAGCCACGCTTTGCCCGCTTCGATACGCCAGAGAACGGCATCCGCGCTCTGGGCAAACTGCTAATCAACTATCGGGGCAAGGATGGGATGCCCGGCGTTGGCGGGAAGGGCATCGACACCGTGCTGGAGACCATCAGCCGCTGGGCGCCGAGCAACGAGAACAACACTCAGGCTTACGCTGCGACCGTGGCCAGGCGGCTGGGCGTGCGGACCATTGACCCGATCAACATCAAAGATCCCGCAACGCTTCGCGGCATGGTGGTGAGCATCATCATCCATGAGAACGGCGGAAACCCTTACGCCGCCGCGATCATCGACGAAGGTGTGCGGAGGGCGCTGGCATGAAGTCTTGGGCCATCAGGTCGGCGCTGCTGCTGGCGCTGCTCGCTTCCTACTGGGGCGTGTACCACCACGGCCGGTCAGTGGAGCGGGCCGAAGCCGCCCTGGCAACAGCAGAGCGAGACAGCGGCGACCGCCTGGCCGAGGTGATCGGCGAACGCGCGGCGCGCCAAGAAGAACAACGACGCGCCACGGCGCAGGAGGAGGTGAGAGCGCATGCCGAGAAAGAGCGCAAGATTGCTAATACTGGCGCTGCTGGCGCCGATGCTGCTGGCCAGCGGTTGCACGACGACGGTGCCAAGTTCGCTGCCGCCATCAGTTGCCCCGGCACGGATACCGCCGCTGTCGCCAGAGGCCAGACAGCCACCCGCGCCGCCATGGTGCTCTCCGACCTGCTCGCACGGGCTGATGCGAGAGCGGGAGAGCTGGCGAAAGCTTATGACCAAGCCCGAATAGCGGGCCTCGCCTGCGAAGCGTCCTATAATGCCTTGATCAAGTGATCGGAGCAGGGAAGTGGACAAGCGCACCTTCATAGGGATGGTTGAGGCCGGTGAGCCGCTGATCCAGCAAGCTGTCGACGCCCTGCGGGAGTATCACCAGGCCCAGGATCGCGGTGAGCCGGTGGAAGAGATCGAGCGGTTGCGCCTACTGGCCGAGTCGCTGTTCCAGGTGGTGTCCGATTACCAGCTCCGTGTCATCGCCAAGGCTCGGGGAAAGGATTTGCCGCCTCTTCACTGATCCGCTGATCGGCAATTGCCCGCGACCGAGTCCGTCTATACGATACTGTTTATCTATACAGTATTGGTGCTCTATGTACTTCCTCCTCGTTCGCCGCCGCGTGAATGGCGTGGCCATCCCAACAAGCCAGCTCGGGAAGATTCAGCCCCTTCGGGCCGACATCCACATTGGTGATCACCACAGCGAGCCGCTGGGACGGGTATCGACACAGGCCTGGGTGTTCAACCCGTCGCCTGGGCCGGACATCATCCCGCGGCTGCACGACGCCAAGGTCAACGGCATGGCCCAGCTCGGGATCAATATCAACGGGGTGGAGGAGGTCGACGGCGTGCTCTACGCGCAGTCCTGGTGGTGCAAGGCAGAATGATGGTGGGAATACCACAGGCCTGGGTGGCGGAACTGGACGACCAGACGGCCCTGATAACTGATCCCGATGGGCGCGCGGCCGTACTCAATGAGATGGCCTATGCTGCGTACCGGCGCCGGGAGGTCGATGACAGCGATCTGGTCGACATGCTCGAGCTTGCCGAGGCGGCTAGGTTGTGGGCCCTGCTCGATCATGAGAATGAAGGGTTATGGAGTTGACGCACGCACGGATGGCAGGCGACTCGGCAGAACGCCGGGGAGGGTGGTTGGCTGTCTAAAGCCGCTCGAGAGCTTCTCGGTTTTCCTGGGTGAAAGTCGCAGAAACCGGCCAAACCATTTTAGACAGATTCGATCCTCAGGCCTCTGAAATCGAGGCCTGAGGATCGTTTCTCACGCTACTGCTGCATTACTGGGGGGCAGGGCGTTTTCCCTTAGATTTATCAGCGAGAGCAAATGGCGCGACGGAGGCTTTGCTACGCTGCCTCCAGATTCTGTGAATCGCGATGATTACCAGCGAGCCTCCGACCACCAGCGCTCCAGTCTTGCCTGTGTAGCAAGCACCTACAACCAGTGGCAACAGAAACGGATATAGAAAGGTCTTCGGCTCACGGATTGCGGCTATGAGCCACAATGCGGCCGCAGCCCAAATCGACAACCTTATCGCAATGGCAACCATTACCAGCGCCCAGAGTACTCTCCACACAACCGGGTTTCTCAAGAGGGATTTCAT